ATATGATATCATTTTAGCAAATTTAGACAAAGTTAACAGACTAACAGTAGCAGAAGCAAAGCGTAATCGTGCAGAACGTATCGGTAAACAAGCATACGAGCAAGCACGTGAATCAGGCGATAAAAAGACAAAACTAGCGGATGTTACACCGGATTGGCGTAAAATTGACAAAACTGATTTGATTTTTAGAATCATGACGTTTGATCATATTCCACTAGCACCTGGGCGTAAACGCAAAACCAAAACAGTAGCAGATGAACATGAACGTTGCAACTTTCCTCCTTTTCAACATTGGAAGTATGATGCAAAGGACAACTTAATTTGTGTTGGTAAGAGCCACTGGAAAGGTGGAGTACACAACGGCTATTTTAGCAAGGATCACGGTCGTATTTCGGAAGAACTAGGACGCATGTTCTTAAAACTTGCTGATCGTTATGGAACAAGAAGCAACTGGCGTGGATACACATACAACGACGAAATGCGAGCACAGGCTGTGCTACAACTGTCGCAAATTGGTTTACAGTTTGACGAAAGCAAAAGTGAAAACCCGTTTGCGTATTACACGGCGGCTGTTACAAACTCGTTTACACGGGTACTAAACATAGAAAAGAAAAATCAAAATATTAGAGACGACATTCTACAAGAAAATGGTCTTAATCCTTCTTTCACAAGACAGAATCAAGAAGTGTTTAGAGAGGATAAAGAAAAATTGGCAGAATTTTACAAGAGTATTAGACGTCCAAAAGCAGATTATTAGGTTGACAAACTAAACTAAAATCTCGTATAATATAGAGATTAGTATAAGGAAAGGCATGGCACAATTATTTAAAAAGGCCGCGGTATTCACGGATATACACTTCGGTCTCAAAAGTAACTCAAAAATTCACAACGATGATTGCGAAAGATTCATCGATTGGTATATTGAACAAGCAAAAGCAAACGGCTGTGATGTAGGTATATTCACAGGCGACTGGCATCATAACAGAAGTGCGTTAAATTTAACCACCATGGATGCTAGTTTGCGTTCACTGGAAAAACTAGGTAAGGCATTTGATAAGTTTTACTTTTTTCCAGGCAACCACGATTTGTATTACAAAGACAAACGAGAGATTCACAGTGTAGTATTTGGTAAACACGTACCAGGTATTACTGTGGTAAACGAGCCAATGATCATTGATGATGTTGCATTGGTTCCATGGTTAGTGCAAGAAGAATGGAAAGAAGTTGCAAAGATGAAGTGCAAATATATGTTTGGACACTTTGAACTTCCTAACTTCAAAATGAATGCTATGGTTGAAATGCCTGATACAGGAGAAATCAAAGCAGACGACTTTGCTAACCAAGAAATGGTGTTCACGGGCCACTTCCACAAACGTCAGCAACGCAAAAACATCTATTATATCGGCAATGCCTTTCCACACAATTACGCCGATGCCTGGGATGATGAGCGTGGTATGATGATATTAGAATGGGGAGGTGAGCCCGAGTTCATCGACTGGCCGGATTGTCCAAAATATAGAACTATACCACTTAGCAGATTACTAGATAAAACGGAAGAAATACTTTCTCCTAAAAATCTGTATTTGCGAGTAACACTCGATATTGATATCAGTTACGAAGAAGCAAATTTTATTAAAGAAAACTTTTCAAGTCAATATGATATTAGAGAAATTAGTTTATTGCCTGACACCAATGCTGATGACGAAATGAACAAACTAGAATCAGGCGAAATTGATTTTGAATCAGTGGATCAAATTGTAACAGATCAAATAACAAAAATAGATAGCACAACATATAAACCTAATCTGTTGTTGGATATCTATAGAGGATTATAATGTTTAAAATCAAAACAATAACAGTTAAAAACTTTATGAGTGTGGGTAACCAAACTCAAGCAGTAGATTTTGATAAGAACTTATTAACACTTGTACTAGGAGAAAACCTAGATTTAGGTGGAGACGATGCAGGTTCTCGTAACGGTACGGGTAAAACTACCATTGTAAATGCTTTAAGTTATGCATTGTATGGCGAAGCACTTACAAAAATTCGTAGAGAAAACTTAATTAATAAAACCAACGGCAAAGGTATGTTGGTTACCGTTGAGTTTGAAAAAGACGGTCAAAATTATCGTATCGAACGTGGACGTAAGCCAAATATTCTTAAATTTTTTAGAGAAGATATCGATGTTACTGCTGACGACATTGACGAGTCACAGGGCGACAGTCGTAAAACACAAGAAGATATTATACAATTACTGAACATGACACACACCATGTTCAAGCATTTGGTGGCGCTCAACACATACACTGAGCCTTTCCTTTCACTCAAAGCCAATGATCAAAGAGAAATTATTGAGCAGTTGTTGGGCATCACCATCCTATCCGAAAAAGCAGAACGTCTAAAAGATGAACAAAAGCGTGTGCGTGATGCTATTAGTGAAGAAGAAGCAACAATAAAAGGTATTGAAACAGCAAACAAAAAAGTACAAGAATCAATCGACAATTTAGAAATTAAATCAAAAGCATGGGACGCAAATCAAGCAGAAGAACTTGCAAGAACAACCAAAGCAATTAGTCAATTAATTACGGTTGATATTGATGCAGAAATTCAAGCACATAAAAACAAAGAAGAATGGGATAACAAAAACAACGAACTTACCAATCTTAATAAAGAAAAGGCAAGTTTAGAAAGTAGTTTGTTACGTGCCGAACGCACACATTCAAAATATGAACAAGAATTAAAAGACATTGCAAGCAAAAAATGTTTTACTTGTGGACAGGATTTACATGACGAAGCACATGGAAAAATTCTTGCTGAAAAACAAAATGATGTAACAGAAAGTCAAACTTATATTGACGGCATCGTGTTGCAGTTAAAAGATGTACAAAAGAAAATAGATGACATTGGAAATATTAACGGATGTCCGAAAACATTTTATGATAGCAGTGAAGAAGCATATAATCATAGAAACAATCTTGCAAGTCTAGAAGATCGAAAACATGAAAAAGAAGAAGATTTAAATCCGTATACAGAACAAATGAAAGAATTGCGTGAACAAGCACTACAAGAAGTAAGTTGGGACAATATTAATGCTCTAACTGAAATGAAGGAACATATGGACTTCTTGTACAAACTGTTAACAAGCAAGGACTCTTTTATTCGTAAGCGTATTATTGATCAAAACTTGGCATTCCTTAACAAGCGTTTACAATACTATCTAGAACGCACAGGATTACCGCATCAGGTATTATTTTTGAACGATTTAACGGTACAAATTACAGAACTAGGACGTGACTTAGACTTTGATAACCTCAGTAGAGGAGAACGAAATAGACTTATTTTATCAATGAGTTGGGCGTTCCGTGACGTTTGGGAAAGTCTATATCAGAACATTAATTTGTTGTTTATTGACGAACTTATTGATAACGGATTGGATGCCGCTGGTGTAGAAAGTTCAATCGGTATTCTTAAAAAGATGGCTAGAGATCGTGGTAAAAACATATATCTCATTTCGCACAAAGATGAACTATCTTCACGTGTGAATAACATCTTGAAGGTAATTAAGGATAACGGATTCACTTCATATTCCAACGACACGGAGGTTGTGAATGCCTAAATCTACCCATGAGTTGCTTGTTCAAGCAATGATGGATTACTATAACGCACAGGAACGCTTTGAAGCAAAAGGTTTTGATGAAACTGGACGCAAAGCACGAGTTATTCTTAGTGATATTAGAAGGTTAGCCACGACCAGACGCAACGAAATACAGGCAAAACGCAAGGCATTAAAAACGGAAAAAAAGCAAAATAAGACTCAAAACCAGAATCAAGATACCTAAATTTAAGGCACGGTAAGTATCACTATGGAGTGGACTTATCAGGGCAAAATAGTACAAGAACTTCCGCAAGATTGCGAAGGTTTTGTTTACCTGATAACAAACACTACCAACAATCGTAAGTACGTAGGCAAAAAATTAGCAAAATTCAAGAAAACACGCCCACCACTCAAAGGCAAGAAAAACAAACGAAGAAGCAAAGTTGAAAGTGATTGGAGAGACTATTGGGGATCTTCAGATCATTTACAGGCAGACGTTGAGGCACTAGGCCCAGAAAAGTTCACACGCGAAATTCTCCATTTTTGTAATAGCAGAGGCTTAATGAGTTATCTTGAGGCTAGAGAACAATTTGAACGCAGAGTATTAGAGACAGACGAGTATTATAACGGAATTATTAATGTAAGAGTAGGCAGTTCAAAGATTCTCAAAGAAGCACTCGAAAAATTAGGCAAAACATAACAGCACATAAGGTTGGCGGGCCAGTTTGCAAATACCGCTGAGTAAAAGGTCCCCTGAGAAGGACACTCGTACACGTTGATCGACCACCACTGTGAGGTAAGCCATCAAACAAATTGGGCTCACTGGTTGACGTAGATAGATTGTTGGCTATCGAAACACTGCACATTGTACATAAAAACCGTATGCACAGGAACGAAGCAACGGGTAGCGAAAGCGATGTCGACGTAGGT